GCTTTCTCGAACTCTGCACGCGCATTTTCACGGGCTTCCGGCATCAACGGCTTCTTAGCCTTCAAAACAGCGCTAGGCATGATAGCTTTACGCAAGCTTGTCAGGGTCAATTTACGCGCCGTCTCTTGCAGTGTGAGTTCGTTATTCAACGCAACCAGTGGTGAACGTCCGACCATTCCACCGTTCAACGTCAGCATGCGAAGATGAACGACGTCGCTTGATTGAACGTTCTTTTCATCTGGTTCATCAACTGCGTCGAACCGAAAATCATAAGTTAGAGTTTGGCCGTCGTCGGATAGCCAGACTGTTACATGATCAGGTTGCACAAATTCAAAAAATTCTTGTCCTTGTTTCACGCGTCGTAATGCGTAGGCATTACCTGAAAGCAACATTGATGCCACCATTGATTGCCAGAAGTTGAAACGATTGGTCAAACGAGACGGGTTAGCTAGTAGGTTATTCACTTTCTCGTCTTTGGCCTTGAATTTCACTCTGGCAATATCGGATGCCAAGATGTTAACGGCTGTCCACACGTCACTGTTCCTGATTGCCTGCTCTGCGTTTACGTAGTCTCCGAAGTAGGCAAAACCACCGTCAACTACGCTTAACCCGGAGCCTGAACCACGAATAGGAACGCTTCGTTTTTCAAAAAACATGCACAATTATTCCTTTCCGATAAAGTACGAAGCAGCAAACGAAAATAGACCAATTGCGAACAGGCCAAAAACCGTGCCAATAAAAAAAGCGCCAGCCACAACGGCCAACGCTCCTACTACTGATAAAATATTCGAAATAATGTATCGCATATCCATGTTTAAAACCCAAACTTTCCCGACAATATGTAGTTGTTCAACTGTTCATCATTCATGCGGTCGTAATCATCATCTCGTTCAAGGTCTGTGAAGTCCTCAAAGTGATTGATTGCTTCCACTAATGCGTCAATTAAAGCGTCCACAAGGTCGATTTTGTACGTTGCTTTGTTCTTATCAATTTTTATCCCGTTGTCGGCCGACACGATAACGGCATTCATCAATGACTTTTCCATCATCAAATCGTTGTAGTGCGTCACTCTGTGCTCAACGAAAGCGTCGGTTAACCACTTTGTCGGCTCATTAAGCGTCCAGATACCCTGACGCACTGGCAACATTGTCCACGTTGTAGCTTCTTCAATCGCCTTGATAATAGCGTATGTGTGAGCTGCGTCGTAGGCAAAATATATGACGTTCAACTCGTTATCCGATACGAAATCAGTTAACCAGGTGAACACGAACTCATTATCAATCAGTCCTTTTTCATGCTGTGTAATATCGGCATACCCCAACTCTTGCATGTGGGTATAGTTGATGCCGTCTTGCTTCTCTTTGGCACCGATACTTCCCGCCTTGTGCCATGGAATAAAGCTGTGTTGCATAAGGTGCCACTTCTTGTTTCCGTCATCATCACGATACGGGAACACAAACGCAACTGCTGCGTCGTCGGATGTCATGGAATTATCGAACCCGATATAAACATCACGGCCTCGAATATCGAACTCACCCGTATCAATCGCTGTGTCTGTCACATCTTGCAGTTCGAACGCTGAATTCTCATCTGCATTCACCCAGACATTCAACGACTTAACCAAAAAATCATTGGTCGTTCCGTCGAACACAGCCACATCACGGTCTGACACCAAACCATTAAGAATTGCGTCCTTCTTCTCATCTAGCCCCAATAATGGATTAGACTTGATCCAAGTTTCAGGGCGCTCAATCTCACTCGCTTCATCTTGTGACCAAACAGCCAGGAAATTATCATCAAGAACTCGTTCTCCACTCTGAATTGCATCTCGAATAATTTTAATGTCCTCTCGCAATGGAGCATTTGGATTTTGATAGGCAGTTGAAATCTGAATGAAGATAGCTTCTTTGTTATTCGTTTGCCCTGACGTGATTTTCTTAAACGCTTCACGCGTCTTTTGGTCTCCAGCTTCGTCAAATATTGCTGTCGTTGCGTGATAACCGTCATACTTACCGCCTTCAGCAGAAATACGCACAATTTGGTTCTTTCGTCGGTTATCGAAAATATCCATGAAACGAACTGCAACATCTTTCTTGTGTGTTCCCTTGAATGTTGAGTTGAGCATTAACTCTACCGTTGCTTTGGTGTAATTGAACAACTTTTTCGTCTGGTCAGTTGTATTTGCTGACAACAAAATATCCTGATTGGACTTTTGATAGCTTTGAACGAAAAAATCATATGCTGCAATTATTGAAGCCAAGTAAGTTTTACCTTGTGCACGTGCAATCGAGATGATCGCTCGTCTAAATCGCTTACCACCGGTCTTGTTATTGCGCCACGCAATAATTGAACCAAGAATGAATATTTGCCAAGGCATCAACGGCTTAGGCACACCATCATCTGGGTCCGGCACTAATGCAGCGAACGCCAGGAACTTGTGAAGTAACCCCACGTCAAAGTGGAAGTTGAACTCGTTAGTGTCCTGGCGTTCTAGGTCGTCTAAATGACGTTGTGATGCAAGTATGATGTCATTTCCGGCTAAAATTTTGCCTTTAACAACGTCGTTTGCATATTTAGTTACGGGGTCAAGCGGTTTAAACGTCATCCAAACATACCGACGACATTCTTGCCGTTCCCTTCGCTTTCAGTTGGTTCTTCAGCAAGCAAGTTTGAACGACTGATTGGATCTAACCCCAAAGACGAACCAATCGATTTAATGTTTTTAGCTGCGTTATTTTTGATGTCTACGGCTGGGTTTTTCTTAATAACCCCGTTATCGTCTGTGTAAGTTAGACCGTTCTCCCGGATTTCAACCTGAGCGAACTTCGACATCTCAACTTGTTCCACGTATTCCATCAATAAAGGCTCATCTAGTGCTGTTAAGTACTTACGATTTGCCAATTGACCGACAACACGGCCCCAAAGCGACTTCCCAAACTCACTCAATTCTTCCGGAGCCGGGCCTATCGGCTGGAACCCTGAATTATTCTCTTGTGCGCGTTGTGCACGTTCTCGTCTGTCCAAATTCTTGTCATTTGTATTTTTCAAACTGGCTTTTCGCCCTGAATTTTTGTTTCCAGCCATACCCTGGTCTCCTTTCAAATTTCATTTTCTGGGAATTCTACAAAAAACGACACTATCGTCGTTGGTTCTTCCTTAGAAAGCCGTAGGGGGGTCTCTAAGCCTGTTTAAAGATTGCCTTGATTAGTTTTACGTCAGTAATAGGAATAACGTCAGAACGCAATTTACGTCCGTTTCCGGTGCCGTAATACTTTTGCTCCCAATTAGTCTTTTGTCGGTGGCACCAATTGCAAGAAGCAATTAAGTTATCTTCATCCAACTCCAACTCTCTATCGAACTCTCTTGGCACAATGTGGTCTACCATGTCGGCTGGCGTTACCCTATCCCACATTGCACAGTACCCACACATACCGTTGTCCCGTTCCATAATGTAATCTCTCATCTGTCGCCAAGGTGGCTTTCGATACCAGGCATTGCGCTCACCACGTTCAGGGTCAGCCATGCGCTTCTCGTCATACTGTTTGTATGTCTTAGCTGATACCTTACGTGGATGCAGTGGCGCATGAACTGCACACCAGGTTTCCTCATATGGAATCATTGTCCGGCAGCCAACCTCTCGGCACCTATGAACCTTATGTCCCATCACACCCACCTTGCTTCCGTGATACCGTCAACTGTATTGACCTTGGTTAGGATGTGAACCTGGGTATCCCAGATAACCCGTGCGCCAACCCACTCAGCGTTAAGCGTCAACTCATCAGTATTTACGGTGAACCCAATCTGGTCTCCATACTCATTGTTTAATCTATCAACACCACTCAAATTTATAGGATCGTCATATATAGGATCATGCCATTTATTCTCACCAATCTTCCTGGCAATGATCAATATATATCGCTCACGTATTCCCATGCCACCCTCCTTTTCAGTGCAAAATAAAAAGGCAACAACCAAACGATTGCTACCTTCGTGAAAACAACTCCGAATGTCGGGCTCGAACCGACGACAACACGATTAACAGTCGTGTGCTCTACCAACTGAGCTAATTCGGAATAAGACCACAAAACGTACCTAAGGGTGATAACTATTTTGTGGCATGTTCCCTACTGGGCTCGAACCAGTGACCGGACGGTTATGAGCCGTCTGCTCTAACCAACTGAGCTAAAGGAACTTTAAAACCATCCAAGGTATGGACGGTACCATTTCATACGTATTCTGCTGTACACAGTAGCCTTGTCTGGCACATAGGGAATACCTCACAAGGTACAAGCAAACGTATGGAACGAATAACAATTGTTGGGGTCGAACCAACATACAAAATACCGATATTGCTACCAACGCTCTAACGTTAGGTTATGACCAACCATCTCACAAAATTGGTCGTCCGTCAGTAATCTCTCACATATTACACGACGTTATATTATGCCATATATAAATCCACATGGCAATATCATAAAGTTCTAAATCTTTTATGTACTGACCAGCAACTACATACAAGTTCTGACCACGGTAATAACTATCAAAGCTTATCCTTAATAGTTTTGAGTATGTACGCCAGCCATAGCAACTGGCAGTGTCGTATAAAACAAATACAAGGAAGATTATCCTTTAATTTATTTTGTGCTATGTGATGCATGTGGTCAAGATTTGCACCTGACATGATTGCTGTTTATGAGCATTGCTCAACGGTCCATTCGATAATTGTTGATCAAGCAACTACCAGCAATCTAGCCACTGCGTCTACCTATTCCGCCACACATGCTTTGTTTCAATTTTTCTACTCTATCATAATAACCTGGACTGCCTGCACCGTGCGTGTGGTTAATCTGCGGTAGAGGTGCGTCTTTCAGCAATTAAAGCTTCCAACTCGTTCAAGTCATCATCAGTAGCCAGCTTTCGAATAAAAGACCGCGCATAAGTACGGTAGCTCAAATACTTCTTATGCTCTTTGTTATTCTGTGCCCAGCGTTTGTTAGCCTCGTTTTGTGCGTCCTTATCTTCTGGCGTTGTGCGTGGTCGGCCACGTCGCTTTATTTCTTCTGTCATGCTATTTCACCATCCAAATAAAAAATGCAATAATCGCAATCGCGAGTGCGGTCCCAAAAATATAATTTGCAGTCTTATTTAAATTATCTGTCATATTTTTCGTTTTTTTAACATTCATACTGTGTGATAGAATATGGGTACAACAAAGTCGCGGCTCTCATGTCCGCTTTTAACTTTGTATTTGTTTATCGTCCTAAGATGACCTTGAGCAAGCCTGCTACCGCTAATAGCAGACCTGCAATTGAAGTAATCAGCTTTGCAATCGCCTTGACTAGCTCAGCTTCCGCTTCAATCATCTTAGGGCTTTTATTTTGGTTCCCCATATCTTCCCTCCTTTCTACATTATTATAATACCATGTATTATACAAGTTGTCAACAAAATGCACAACAAAACCCGCTAAGTATCTACTTTTTTCGATATCCAGCGGGTTATTTTATTCTGTCACTTGCAAATCATAAAAAAGACCCGTTTAATTCCGGCCATGTTCAATACAAGATTACGTTAACATGGTTTCAATTTCAGGGATAGATAATAACATGAGGTGTTCATTTCTTATTCCTCCATGACCTGCCTCTTCAAAACCAATCTTATTATAAAAACCAATAGCCGAATCTAAACTAGTTAGCGTTACTACGGAGGCACCCACATATTCATGCACGGTCTCTAGAATGACTGTGAACGCTAGTTGCATTAGTGATCGGCCCAGTCCATAATTTTGATAACTGCTATCTATAGCGAAATAACTAATATCTATAGCTGGATATTCAGTAAACTTTTCCTCCGTAAAAACACTATGATTTCTTTTATACTTTTTAGCTAGATTAACCGTATTCGTAGTCAAAGAAAAGAAGCCGACGAGTTTGTCGGCTTCCCTATCAACTAAAACCTTTGTATGCACAAGATGATTACCTTCGTAACGGCTCAATTTATTTTTAATAAATGACTCAATATAGTCAGGCTCTTGTGTAGAAAATTTTTTAAATAGGTCTAATTGCTTTGAACTAGGTAAATCTGATAGTTTGTGAAAAACTAATTGCACTGATATTACCTTATCTCTATTTCATATTTTCCATAAGCACTCTTTAACTTATCACCTAATCGGTGTAATTCAGTCTTACGAGCCTTTGAAATGTTTCCGTTCAATTTTTGGGTCATATTTTTAAAGTCACGATCATTCAGTTTAAGGTCATACCTGCCTAATGGTTTGTAAGTTGCCATATCAGTCACCTCCTTAACTAAGTTGTGCAACTTTGTTGTTAAACTATGTTTAATTAAGTGTACTGTTAATCAAGTTGTTAATCAAGTAAAAACAACGTTAAATTAGCTTTAAAACGTGCTTTCTCCCGTTTTTTAATCAATAAGTTGCGCAACTAATAACTGCTGATTTCCTTAACCCGCAAATCATCAACATCGGCAAAATTGTCAGCAAACAGTAGAAACGCTTCCTCGATAATCTCTTGGCCACGTCTAGTGCTGTAACCAGTGAGCTCTTCCACTTTCAACCATTCTAAGTGTCGGACGTATCGCAACCACATAAAGTGCCTGTGTGGCTGTGTCATGACTTTAATGGCATGGATAACGGCATCATAGTAGTACACAGCGTCAGCATGATTAGCAAATCGCTCATCGTTAGCATTACCAAATGATCGTGCGCTTGGCATGTCTGAAATTTCAACTGACTTCAAATCAACGTAGCCCATATCAGCCATGTTCACGATACGTGGCCACTCACTATCAAAAAACTCTCGTACCGCTTCTCTTGTTGCCTTCTCATTCACCGCTGGTAAAAGTGCCATTCCCTACGTCCTCCGAACCGTGTTAAAATGAATTCACCTTGAATTTCTTTACACAGCGCTGGACTTCGGTCTGGCGCTTTTTGTTTATCCTTCTTCTACCCAGTAGTAATAGCCTGCTAACCACTTGCTGACCATGTGCTTGATGAGCCACTTGCTACTCGTTCGATATGCTTGCCGCTTGTTCCACGTCCGCACAATTACGCGCTTACCTTCTGGCGTATAAGCGAGTTTGAAGTAGCCTTGATTATCTCTAAAGTAGTAATACTTACTCATGATCATCTTCTTTTGTATCGTGCATGTGATACACCTTCAGATATGCATCACGCCATCCTTCTACTGCCTCTACTGCACGTTGCGCCTTACGCTCATAATCATGGCGCACTTTGATTGCTTTGTATGCCATGTACACATATACACCGCCCGCAATCCACATTAATGCAACTCCAAACCAATATGCCATTAATCTTCCTCGCTTAAATCTTCTAACGCTTCCTTGATGCCCAAAAGTGCATTCTTTGCAATATCAGATGCCTCTTTCATAGATGCCTCGTTATGATTTTTGTTGTGATCATATATCCACCAAATATCGCTAATCATGTTCCCAACGGATTCCGTAACTTCACGTAGCTTTGCGTTGCTTTCATTATCATGGGTTGTCTCGCCAACTGGTGACGTGTCCTTCATAAGCACCGCAGCCATATCTTGTCCGCTTACTTCTGCTGTAATTTTCATTACTCTTCCACCTTCACCTTTCGCAGTTTAAGTAAGCCGTCCTCACCACCAAGGCCCGCAATAATTTCATCAGCTATTTCTTCGGTGAATTCTGTTTTAATCATTCCATCGTTGGTAATTTCAGAATATAAACTCTCAGGGGCGTGACCTGCCATAAAATTAATAGTCCCGTCCTGATAGACTCCTACATACTTGTAGTCACCATTTACCTTACGTTCAACAATCCACGTCTTTTCTTTCTTCACAGCAAATTCAATGTTTCCGAAATACCAACTACCAAGAATGTCAGCGACTTTATCATAACTAGCATGTGGTTCACCAATCGATTTGCGGATTTCTGGAAATACAATAGACGGGACATTCAGCACAAAGCCTGCAACATTTTCCCAATAGTATTTAGTATTCTGAACACCTTCAATCACATCATCCGGCAATTCAATCACACGCTTTTCAACTGTTGCGCTTTCTGCAACTGTCGGTGCATCTGGTAAATCAGCCACATTGTATTTTTGTAATAAAAACGACCCACCAGCATTGATTTGTTCATGCGCTGTAATGTAATCAGCATTATCTGGTACATCAACAACCTTCTTAACCATTATTCAGCCTCCATTGTGATTTGCTTCAACGCTTCTTGCGCTTCCTTGTATCCAACATCTTC